GGGAGAGACCACAACTAAACGTTGTGGTTCCGTAATTGGCTCCAGCGACCGGCATTTGCGGGTGCTGGTTGTTTATAGCATTTTGTGAAGGCGACTTCGGTCATCTTTGCAGATTGCTCAATGTTTGCAGGAGGTCATACCTCCGAAAGGAGGTAATATGTCTCTTGACTATCGCCGAGAAATCGGCGAACCTCGATTGTTGCAATCCAATAACGACGTCTCCGAGACCCTTGATTACAAGTGGTCAGAGGGCGGCGTGTATAGAGGTATTTATAATACGGACTCACGTCCGACATTTATAGATAACCGATATACTTTGGGTTACAACTTATCGAACTTCCACAAGCGGCTTAAACGGGGTGAATTACTCCCCTACACAAACTTTCGCCAATTCCGATGTTTTGGAAGCGGTGATGGTGCGTATGATGTCGACTATGTGAGCGGTGGTTATACTAACCGTCACTGGTGTGACAATCACGTTATGGACGCTTTTGTCCTGGAAGAAGAAGACTTGGCTGCATATGTGCCCTCTACGAATACTATAAAGTATTTACAGGAGGCAGCAGCAAAGTTGTATTCGAATTCCGGACATGATACCCTTACGTTCTTGGCGGAGCTCACCAGCGTTCGTGAGATGTTTTTTAATCTCGGAAAGCGTTTGCTTTCCCTTCGAATCCCAAAAGATTTTCTTAAGGGTTTCTCGATGACGAATGACTGGATGGAGTACCGCTATGGTTGGCGCACATTGCTTTTTGATCTTTACGATCTTCAAGAGCAAGTCGCGAACATGAACGCTAAGAGAACTAGATATAGCGAGCGCAGTGGTAATTCTTATACTACGACCGTCGTAACTAGTGACGACTATCCTAATGCCTTCAACACACGTAATGTGCGTATAGAAGATGTTATTACAGTCGGTATTCGTGGAAGTATTACAGCTGACGTGGAGCTGCCCTCGTTCCAGTTCAATCCACTACAAACTGGTTGGGAACTAATTCCCTACAGTTTCGTGGTTGACTGGTTTCTGAGTATAGGCAAGATGTTAGCTGCTTGGTCACTGCTTAATGCACATTGCGGCTCATATGCTGCAGCGCACGGATATTCCGTGCAAGTTGTGCGTACATTTAACTGTTCTGTTACATCATGGAACAGTGGTTATTCGGGCACCGATGAGGCGTCCGGGACCTGTACAGCAGTGTTGCAAAGACGTATTCCTGCACCCATTCCTCAACTACCGCATTTCACGATCAAACTTGACTTGGCCAAAATTTATGACCTTTTAGCCATGATAGTTCAACGTGTGAGGTAATTGATATGGCTGCAATGACAACAGCCCTCACTGAGTTTGCCAACAACGGAAACTCACGCACGTGCACCTACACCGGCCATACTGCGGCAGAGCCGCGGCTGGTGATAGAGAAAAGGCGCGTTCCTGAAGGGAGTCAAACCATGATCGAATACAGTGCTAAGGTTGTATCCAGCACTGAAGACGCTGATGGAACGATTCTCTCGTCCAAAGTCTCTATGGAAAGTATCATCAGATACCCCTTGGATGGCATTTCTGCCGATGTAACAGCTGCGCTCGTTATCTTCCGCGATATTATCGCTGGGGATGAATTTGCTAACAGTGTTACTACCCAAGAGTGGTTAACATGACGCCTATAGATCCAGGCAATTTTCCAGGTTTGAGTTTCAACTTGGAAGAAGTACTTGAGTGGGTTGTTTTCCATCTCATCTACTTTATTGAATGGATCAAGGGCAATACATTATAACCTTTTCCATAGGAGGATTTCACAATGGAACCTCACGATATTGTGTATGACATTTGTCGACACTTTATTCGGGACTTAGTGGATGTTGACACCGCTCTATTTGCAAAAATCGACGGATTCCGCCGATCTCGCAATCTTGCCGAGTTAGCATCCTGCTCTCAACACTTTGATTGGGCAAAGCATTCAATCAACGACTGGCGAGCCATAAGGCAGATCGAAGCATTCTTTAAAAAGAATACGATCTTCACTACCAAGGACATTTGCGCAGCTGCTGCCCGCGAAAAGTTTCATGCGGGCGAACGTGGCTGCGATATTTCAAATGTCCGCCTAGATTTCTACTATTCTGAGCGCCGTTCTTTGAACGCCGATCTCAGGTCGAAGATTTCTAGGATGATGCGTTACATAAGTAACGTATTAGGCGATCACCAGAAGTTTGTGGATGAATTACCATCATTCATAAGAGTGACATCAGGAGCAACGGCTCAAGCCTCTAGGCGCAATTCACTTCCTCAGTTGAAATTGAGGATGAAGCTTCATGCAACACCAGGAGCTTTCAGCTATTTAGCGGCATTATACCGCTATCATGGGTTTAACCCACCCAGGCTGATCGAAACGCGTACGAATAGGGTTGAGTCCGTACCGAAGAATTGGAAGACAGACCGTACTATCGCTTGTGAGCCAGAAGGGAATTTACCCCTCCAGCTTGCTTTTGACACGTACGTCAAACGGCGCTTGCGCCGCTTTGGAATTGATCTGTCAGACCAATCTGCGAATCAGAAAGGGGCCATTCAATCTTCTATCGACGGCCGAAGGGCCACGATAGATTTTGAAAACGCGTCCGGGTCAATTTGCTTTAACGCAGTTGCTTGGCTTTTGCCATACGACTGGTTTGCATTTCTTTGCCGGATACGTTCCCCCGCTTATCGATCTTCTGATAAGGCGGGGTTTGGCAGTGGCGTTTACGCCATGTTCTCATCGATGGGCAATGGTAGTACCTTTACCCTAGAGACCCTCATTTTCGCTGCCGCTTGCTATGCTGTTGGTAGTAAAGATTTCCTCGTCTACGGTGATGATGTTCTTATTGAATCAGAACTTGTAGACGAATACCAACAGTTGACCAAGTTTTTTGGTTTCACCATTAACCGCGAGAAGTCTTTCGCAGACGGCCCTTTTCGGGAGTCTTGCGGAGTCGACGCGTGGCGTGGTGTCGATGTTACACCAGTGTATATTAGAGGACTCGATAAGCGTAAAGCTCTTCGATGTCACCTGATTAATACGCTGGCGCGTATTGCTATGCCTGGAGGCGAGCTAGCAGATTATCTTGCAAAACTCGTTAACGAATGGCGTCTGCCATTTGTTCCTTACCAGGAAAGCACTGTGTCAGGAGTATGGATATTACCTGACGCAGCTCGAGCCAAAAAATTGTCTCGTACTAAAAACTACGTAACCTACTTTAAGTGCTATGTTGCAAAAACGCACCCTAGGAAGTTCGTAGATGTTAGGGGTTATTACCTCTGGTTTTTGAACAAGAACCGTCAGGTTTTATTCAAAGGCCCTTGGCATTTAGCCCAAAACATTAGAAACGAAACAACGTCATCGGTACCCATTTTCGAACACGCTTACGTGCGGAAGTGGGTCAGTTGGCACATGCCAACTGGCGGGATACCCATCCACCTTTATTGGTGGACGGAGCATTGCGCCCA